GTTTATGTCTGCTGTGTCAGCTACAAGGCTGTCTATGTTAGCTGTACCATCTATAAATAAGTTACGCCATTGCTTTGTAGAACTACCTAAGTCAAAAGTATCATCATCATCAGGTATGATGCTACTATCAATCTCTGCACCAAAAGACACAGTATCTGTATCAGCATCACCAAAAGTAAGGTTACCGTTTATTGTAGCATTACCTGTAACCGTAAGATTGCCTCCTATAGCAACGTCAGCTACTGTTGTTACATTACCAGTAAAGGTAGAAGTTTCATCTACAGTAAGTATATCTGTCCTTAAAGTCCCATCAAAGAAGCCATCCTTCCACTCAATACTAGAAGTACCGAAGTCATAGGTGTTGTCTACTTTAGGACGTACAACACTAGATGTAACTACAAAGTCCTGCGCTGGTCCTAAGTTTGAAATGGGTGGACCGTTGCCTGTTGTACCATCGTGTGAGTGTCCTGAAGATGCATTGAATGCTCCCTCAATAGCGTTGTATTCAGCGTTAAAGTCTGCAGCATCAATAACTGCACCTGTAACTATGTTAGCTGTCGCTTGACGTGTGTATCCTGCCATGATTATTGCCTATCGTTTTGCCTATATTGTAATACTGCTGAGTCTAAGGTGAAGGGTGGGTTAGTGCTGTCACTTGTTATTCTCATTGCTACCGTATGAAAAGAGCCTATTAAGTTTTCGTTGTATACTCTTTTTAGTTTACTACCGTAGACTACTCCTGTTCCACCATATACAGAGTTAGGTTGACCAAAAATAAATACACCACCGCCACCTGTTGTAGAACCTATCTCTATTTCTTCTGGTTGTATAATTCTTGTGTCGCCACCTGAATCAAAGTCAAACAACAATCTAAACTTTAGATCCATCTGACCTGTAGGATCTGTGTATAGTGTTAGCTTGTATGCTGTCTTACGTACCTCTGGATCTGTAATAGCCATGAAGGGTGTTTCCATAATAGTTTCTATGTTACTACCATCGAAGCCATTTGTTTGTTCCATTTCATATAGGAAGCCATCATTGTTAGCAAACATTATAGCTTCTGATGTACCTGAGTATATACTATCTGCTACAAATGCTTTTATTCCTTTTGTAGTAGACCACTCTACACCTGAACCACCCTGTGCTATAAATTTAGTAGCAATTAAACCTTCTGATGTATCTGTACTTTGAGATCCTACAAAAGCAAAAATTCTATACTGAGCTTTTTCTCTTATTATAACAGAACAGTATTCAGTTGTCGATCTTAAAAAGTCATCTGCATCTTTAAATATTTTATCTGACGCAACGTCTAATGCAAAGTCACCGATACGATCCGTAGCACTTAATAGTCTTAAACCATCTGGTGCTAGGTACATTATATCACCACCAAACTCTTGCACACTATCTGCACTAATACAACCTATCTTATCAGTGACAGGTTTTATTTCAAAGAAAGGACTAGCGCCAAGTCTTACTAATGATTGTATTGTGTCTGCAG